TACCAACGAGCACATTAACAGGATTAATAGTTTGTAATAAGCCGCGGCCGAGGGCCTTAAGTTTTTGGCCAAATTGGCCACCTCCGCCGGAGCCGAATAGTGCACCAAGCAAAGATCTTTGAGATGCGTTAGATGCTATTAGACCACCGGTAATAGTTCCGATCAGCCTTTGTGTGTGAGAGGTAATATTTGTTTGAATCTGAAGCAATTCTTGGCCGGCTTGGAGCCTTCTTTGTTCAACATTTAGCTGGCGCTCGGAAGTTGATAGATTCTCTTGTGCTTTTCTTAATTCATCCTCTTTTTTTGAAATCAAAGCAGCGTTGGCTGAATCTCTTGTTCTTGTAAGAGCTAAATCTCTTGATAACTCCTCTACTAGCTTTCGCTGTGCAGACACACTTTTTTGAGCATATTGCTCATGAACTTTAAGATATTCAACTCGCCGCTTAAAGCTGTCCTCTTCTTGACTAACAAGGTTTAGCTGTTTGGTTTTCTCTCCAGAAATCTGGAAAAGATAATCTCGGACATTTTTAACTTGTTGCTCAACGGCTTCAAATTGGGCTGGCTCCAGCCCAGATATTCTTATGTTTTCGCCGCGGGCAGCACGTTCGCGTGTTTCGCGACTTTCTTTTGCCTTTTCTCTCGACTCTCTTTCGGCCATGGACGCAATGAGTGCGTCTAAACGGCTTTTTAATTCTGGATCCATTGCCATAATTATTTTCCTATTTGAAAGGCCAGCTTAAACCGGTTTCGAATTCAAAATCCCTTACCGCTATATCCAACATTTCTTTATCTCGAAGCGTTCTTGGATCATCTAGGCCATGTTTTAAGTATGCGTCAATATATTTTTTTTCACCGATCAAGGCATTTCCGAAAGCGCTTATTTGTTGTGAGGTGCCGCGGATGTTTATTGGAGGAACAGCTTGAAAGCCAAACATCTTTTGCAAAGATAACATAATACTATCACCTAGTCCATATATATTTAAAGCTTCATTTAGCTTTCCGCTCTTTGCGGCATTTAAATCAATTTCAATTGGCTCCATGTGTTTTACCTCGCTCGATTATTATAAATAGTGCTTTGCGCAAATAAAAAAACCGGCAAATGCCGGTTATCTTATATTTTTATTAGCTCTCTCTATGTTTTCTTTTTCAATTTCAAATTGTCTAGAAAGTCTTTCCAAAAACCAGTTGCGCAAAACAACTGGTAGATTATACGCCTCAGTGAAGCTCCAGCCACCATAATACTTCAAGAGAAAAAACTGTTCATAAACTGACTTGATGTATTTATTGTCTAGGCCAAAAAAACTCCGCAGTAAGCGGGACATTCACCTCCTGTTCATGACCACAATATGAACAAGCAAAATCTTGTTTCATTTTCACATTTGGTGTTAGAACTGCATAGGCCAATCTAAAATACTGAGCGTCCTTGGCTGGCATATTGTCGACAAATTGATCGATAATCCCTCTATCAGTCTCTTCATTAAGTGAAACAATAATCTGCTTAAGCTGATCTGTCATACCTGCTTCGAGGCCATGATTTTTTTGCAACATTTTGTTGTATCGTTCAATTTGCTTTTCGTCATGTCCAGACATTAGCCTGACTTCCATTACCACCTTTGTAACCGGCAAGGTAATTAAAAACGTATTTTGAGCGGATACTGTAATATCGTACTTTTCTAACTCTTCATCTGAAGGTTGCACATGCTCTAATGCCGACAGGTCAAAAACATGGTCATTTTGTGCGCCACAAGAGGGGCAAGGAACTTCAAGTTTGTATTCAGATCCGTATCCGGTAATTCTAGAAGCGATGATAAGCGCGTTCTTGTCGCCAACAAACATATCATCAACATTGATGCTTTCATCAATTACGAGACTTTGTAAGAGTCGATCAATAGCGACTCCTTTTCTCAATAGCGTAGGAGAGGTTAACAAGTCTTCATGTTTCGCTGTCATATACTTTATTTCAAGTACATCTTTGTTGTGCAGCGGATGACCTTGAGGATAATATTTTCCTTGTGTCGGAAGATCAACAAATTCTGTTGGAGCGACGAAAGAAAGTAGATTTCCCTTTTCTTTACCTTGATTTAATACGTTAGGTGGCGGAGTTGCAGGTTGGGCTGTATGCTTGCCTGTACCTTTGTTGCTAAGCTTATTTCTTGGTGACATAAAGACCTCTTATAAAATATATCGACAAACATATAATACATTCTTTTGTTGTATATGTTAAGAAAATATATTTATTTTTGTATGAGACCTGGGATTGCGTTGTCGTCTTTGGTGTTGTGTACCGCCCAGTCATAACGAAGAGTTAATGTAACATCAGTCAAGTCTTCGTTGTCATAAGAGAGCTGTCCAAATTGCACGTCTTTAATCCAAGCGTTGTAAAGCGTCCAGCGATCAACAACGTTATCGAAGCCTTGTGCTCCAAGTTGTCTCAAGATAACTGTGCCAACTTGATTTGTTGCGGCAGCTTTGGAAAAAGTAACACCAGCATTACGAGCAATCGTCTGGCCCAAGCCTGGCTGGTTTGGATATGCATAGCCCGAAGCACGGATCGCATCAACCAACTTCTTTGAAGCATCATTTGGCTCGCCAGGGTCAACGACTGTTACATCAACCGTGTTCCAGCTAATTTTTCCGGGATAATAAAAAGTATGATTTATGTAAGTGTGTTGTGCCTCGCCAATCGAAAAGCTTGGCTTGGTTACAGATTTCACTATCCAAGTTGGTAGTGCTAGATTACCAAAAGATAAGTACCATTTGTAATTTCTTTTGGGCGAAAGATTTGGGCTAGCCCAGTAGCTAGGTTTTGCGTTCGTGGCCATTAGTAATGATCCTCCAAGGGTTTATGTATTAATTAGAAGGGGGAAAAGATTTTCCCCCTTTTTTTAATCTTCGAAAGCAGCCCCAGTGTTCGTAACGAAGAAGTCAAGGGCTATAAATTCTATCGAACGAGTTGGCTTTAAGAAAATCTTGGCATACATGATGTTTCTATCAACCAAATCATCGGTAGTGGTTGTCTCGTCAAGAACCAGCCTGAAATCAGAGAGTCCATACTGTGCCTTTATCGAGTCTAAGAATGGAACAACTCGTGACGTGAACCTGTCCCACGTATCTCTAACATTTGGCTCGAACAGAATAGAAGAGGCGATTCTAGAGATTTGCTTCTTCACGAAGAGAAGTAGTCTTCTCACATTAATTCTGTCAAGAGCCGAAGGTGTCACCTGAAGAGTTTTCTGTCCGAAGACAACGATACCTTCTGATGGGAAGCTGGCAATTGGGTTAATGTTTCTTTCGTATAGCTTGTCTCTTTGTTTAGAGGTAAGCTTTTGTCTTACGTTAACCACTGGCAACCCAGCGACACCCTCAGAGAGTCCTCCGCGATTAAATCCAGCCGGTGCGAACCAGAGATCAGCGTTTCTTTGTGTGCTGGAGAATGTACCCAGAGCGACAACAGAAGGCGGCACCCATACAAAGGATCCTGCGCCTACCGACGAGGCTGTATCTCTAATTTGTACCCAAGGATAGAATGCACATGCATAGCTCGTATTAATGCTTCTATCGCGCAGTTTGGTCGCTGCCTGATCAACATCTCCAATACGATTTTGTACAGAAAGTACACCATCATGAGCGTTGACATAATCACCGTCTAGATCAATAATCGCTAGCGCGTCTCCTCGATCTTCACAGACTCGAATCATGTGGTCTGTAATTCCAGTATCTTTTACTCCAGGAACAACAAGGAGATCCATTTCCACTGCTTCTGCGTCTGCGACAGTATCAATTGCTTTCTTAACTGAGTTGTAAGCATAGTTATCTCTTTCAACTCGTGAAGCGTCATCGAGGCGTGAATTTCTCAACGGATCTCTTTCAAAAATATCGAATCCGTCAGAACCGCCGTAAAGCACAGCCGTAAACTTGTCGTAACCCATATCAAGCACTTCGCGATATCCTTTGCTGCCTGTGGCAGTGTACGACGTGCCTGCCTTTCTAGAGCCAGATACATAAATTGCTCTTGATGTGTCTTCTGCGCTCCCAGAAAGGTCGTCCAAGGTGAAAATCCAAGAATAATCTGTTTGGCCAGCGGTTGGTTCAAGCGTTGTAGCATCATATGTCCCGTCAGCCAAAGCACGCACAACATCTTTATTACTCTCATCATATAGAGAAGAGGGAGTTAGTTCGTGTAATCTACTGAAGTTTGCTCCAAAGTAAGCGTCAGTTGGCCGCACGAGAGATCCTGATTTCGTATTCATTCGAACAGGGACTGTCGGGAAATCATATATATGGTAAGTACCCGACAAGTGTCTCTCACTAAGGAAGTTTGCTCTGTTTCCAGGGTTCTTCGCATTTGCGTTTCCGGAAACCTGTGTAAGAAGCCCGTAACCATCTAGCCAGTTTTTCATGGCAAAAGAACTACGAGGGTGTCCAGTTGCTGCATTGTGCTTGTGGGTTGTTGGGACCGTTGTTGTATCTGCCATGGCACTTGAGTTGCCGCCAGGCCCAAGACCAACAAGTCCAGTCAATCCTCGATTCGACCATTGGTCAAATTCCGTACTACCAGAGTGTACAACGAGGCTCTTATAGCGAATTGGACCATTCACACCAAAAGGCAACGCCTCTGCATTTACGGTACCGTTACGCACAACGTCGCTTAAGAGAACTCGAACGAATTTGGAGTTATTATTAAAATCGCCCTCTTCTTGATAACGGCGCTCAGTTTCGTTCCATCTTAGGAACTTATCTCCAATTCTTCTAGCAATAAAGTTTTCTGAATCGGGATTCAAATTACAAT